CATAAAACAATCCGAGGCCGGTGTTAGGGGCTGGGGTCTCTTTAGTTAAACTGATCTAGCCATTTCTGGTGTCGTTCAGAATAATCATTCGCATAATATTGCGTCATTAGTGGGTGAAGCCGTCCTCGCCGGCGTTCTTCCTCCAAAGCATTATTTAGTGCTTGTAGACCTTTTTCGTATTGTTCACGTCCATAGTGAAATAATTCTTGCAGGTAATTTTCTTCTATCAGACTCTTCATCATCTCCACTCGGGGATGTCCTTTGCGCTGCCAATTAATGATTCCTGCAATTGTTTCTAATTCAATAGGGGCGCGTATTTTTGTTGAGTCTCCTGATTCTGGAACCCATCTTCTTTTAAGAAAGGTCACCTCATTTGTCATCGTTCGGAATTCGTATTCCTCTCCATTCTTGGTTTCAGGCGTAATAACAATATCATACCTTGCCAACCAGTCTCGCATAGTCTTATAAGTAATAATTCGCTCGAGATCCGGGTGGATAGCCACGACAAAATCATCTCCATAAACTAGCAATTCCAACTTAGAAATTAACTCATTTACTGAATAATTCAGTCCTGCTTCCTGGCAAAGTGATTTTATGCACATCATCAAGTACTGGAGATTTACACATGAGTTCAACGGTGCTGTTACCGGCACACCCGAAGGCATACCTTGTTTCTTCCGATACAACACATTCCTGCAAATCACATATGTGTGAATGAAAAGATAAATCAATCCATATCTCACTCGGCGTCCAATCCTATCTTTGGTTCCATTTTTCTTGTCATATATATCTGAGATGGCTTCCGCTGCATTAAGCATGCATTCACCATCAGCTTGGCTGTCAAATGATTTGAAATCTGCAGCAATACATTTTCCTCCCCACCTATTCATGCGTCTATACACTTCGGTCCATTGCGGTCCATAAGCGTCAACACCAATAGCGAGAGGTATTTGCGTGCAGTAAGCTACGGTAGCTGCCAAGAAAGCTCCGAAATATCTTCGCGTGAGAATTGTAATACTCATAGCCAAAGTCATAAAAAGTCGAACTTTTGCAATTCGAACTTTCTCTTTTGGTAAAGTTTCATCCTTCATACTTGAAGACGCTGCTGTAAAGAACTCACGTCCTTCTTTCAAATCTGTCTCAATTCGTTCGAGATCTTCCAGTAGGTACTTCCACGGTTCCGAACTCCACCAACACCTGTCGGTTTATGTTCTTCATCCCTGACTTCCCACTTCTGGTCGCTCTCAGGTTTTATGTTTCCT